CTATAATGGGGGTAAGAGAGCACGCCTAATGCGTTCCTTTAAGTAGGTCACTTCTTAGATGGATCAACGTCTTAACTACAGTTTTCCAGCGCCCGGGGTAGGGTGGCCAGCCGTGTAGAATTCACTTTCTGTGCAAAATGTGAAACGGGAAATTGGATGGATAGTCCAAACCAAAAGACATGAGGTATATGTGTGGATGATCAAAATAGCTACGTTATTATTATCATATTTATATTTATATTATTTTATATTTATTTAAGAAGGGGGAATCCAGGTAAACCTGGAGTTTGCTAAAGTGCGAGAAACACTACCCATAAGCAAACTAGGTGTCATCAAAGATGACGGGGGAGAGATCTATGCAGTTCGCCCCAATGAAGTCAGTTTCAAAATCCGACCCTGCACTCCAGTACAGATTCAGCGACACTTTTTGTGACACTGATTCCATAGTCTGGAGTGGATTCAGGATACGAATTGAAAACTCACCCATTGAGAAATCTGATAGATCAGGATAAGCACCAGAGGGGACCCGCAGCATTTGCTGCTGGGACCTCCAAGGAAATTCAACTTCAAAGGTGTTCTCGTCAGCCGAGAAATTGAAAATGTGTGCATACTGTGCCATCGCTTGGGAGAAGGGAATTGAATCCGATGTTCTCCCATAATGAGTGCAAACAGCAATCCGGCCCGTGTGAACCTTAGATCCAATGATTTGGATCGTCAAGCGTAACGATCCTCGCCATAAGGAAAAGGGCAACACGGTGTATTCGAGCAGAGTTGGTTGATAGGAGAGACCCTGAGTTGCAGTCAGAATTCCAGGACACGGTGTCAGCTCTCCAGCATAGAGGACGTCTCCCTCAATCTGCTGGGCTTGCCACTCGATTGTGGTCATGAAACTTTTCGTCTCCTTGCGCAAGTAATCAAGACTCATCTCATCTGTTGAAGTACCAAGCTCTGAAGGCTCAAAAAGTTGAGACCTATCTGGGTACATACAGAGAACTGAGTTCTGCTCGATATTTGTAGCATTGGCAAGTTCAGGGTATTTCTTCCTCACAACTTGCAAGGTGTTAGTCCCGACATTGGGCTTGTCCATGCCTGCTGGCACACTAACATCATTGGTGCTAGAGGCTTCCATCTTATCGTTGGACAGACTAGCAAAGTCGATCGTCGAATCAGAGACTTTGGAGATGTTAATGTTGCTCACTTTGGATGTGACAGCGCCCATCTGGGGTTGAATCTCAACACCACCTGTTGGATCGAGAACCTGGAAATCGGAATCGGGAAAAGAACCAAATATGCTAAGTTGAGCATTGAGGCCATTACCTTGCGCAGCTGGGCCTGCCTCCAGCGGATTGAAGACAGAAACGACCAAATAACCAAGGAAAGCATCGGGATCCATGGATCTGCCTAGATCTAACCGTTTCAGGTTGTGCACAAACGGGATATCAATGGTGGCAGTCCTGGAAGCACCGGCAGTGAGCATGACATGCGGCAAAACACTTTGAGATGTCTTGCTCACCGCTATGTGGCGATTAATGTCAGAAATGTCCGTCAAAGGCACAAAGTACGCTATCAAGCAACCTTGCTGAAACATATTCGACTGCAACTGAAACTTGAGACGTATCTTGCCCCTCCAGTACACAAATTGCTTGAATGAAGAGCGGTTGGTAGCACTAGTTAAGAGATCCCATGGCAACTTGAATACACCAATGGGAGCATTCTCTGGCATAGAAGTCGACCAAGTAATTGTTTGGGCCCATTGATATCGGTCAACAATTGAAAGGAAATCTATCTGCTGCTCGTTGGCCTCATCACTTTTCATTTCGGATGGTAAGTTCATACCTCGACCCCCGGTTGTGGTCTGGGATTGAGAAGTCTCTGCAAAGGATACACCAGTCTTGGAATCAGAACCAGCTGTATCCATCTGCGGAACAATCTCTGCAACAGCCGGGATGGTTTGATAAACCAAGGCGTAAGGAGATGCATTGTCAAAGTATGCCAAAATTTCTTGTCCAACTTGAAAAGTCTTCCCGGGAGGTAGAATCTCATGTAGGGGCAGGTAAGTTGGCACGGCGATGTCAGTCTCTTGCAAGCCGGCAATGATATTGAAGTTGGGCTTGAGGTAGTTAGATGGGGGAAAACGCCAGTCTGTTTCGGAGACCAAATAAGTGCCTGCGGGATACACATCCACACCTACTCCATCCGCAAGACCCATAGTATACGCAAAATTAACATTGATATCGATCTGATCGACCATAACCTCTTGTGCAGCAACGACATATTTCACCATCTCTCTAGGTACCTGAAGTGTAACACCCAGTTGAATCTCTTTGGGTGCGCCATCAGCAATGTCGATGCCAAAACTACGCAGCTCGGCATTAGTCAACTCCTCAGACAATAGAAACAAAGAGGCAATTTGTTGCCCAACAGCAGTATCCGGAAATGAAGTAACCGACAAATCCAAGATTCGCTCCTGGGACAAAGTAAGGGACGGTTGAGCTGGGTCAGATTGCACCTCGATAGTCTCAGGAACCTCGACAGGAGAGCCTCCGGGATGAGGATTCATCGGGATGGAGGTCACCTGAACGCGAGGGACCATATACAGATACCCCATGCGCATGTCATCTCCACCAGCAGCCCAGATACCACCGATGGGATCCGTAGTCTGACCAACCATAGTAACTGAGCCAGCACTATGCAAGAGGCGGCGCGGGTACTTGAGGTCATCCGTTGTCTTCGGAATACGTAACAAATGATACGGAGACACGTAAGGCGTCTGCCCTTCCACGAGCCCGATATCAGAGCGCGTGAAGACACCAGGACCCATACCTGACATATAGTTCAAGCCCTCAAGAAACATATTGTTCGCTAGCAACACAGGGTCAGCAATCATACTATTCGAGTAGGTCATAAGGATGTCAGCATTTGTCATCGATTTAAAGCGCATCGAGCCTTTGTACACCCTGAAAAGGGCAGAAACCCAGCCCATAGGCCCGCTACGGAAATAGGCCTCATTCCCATCCAATTCTGACAACATGGGCTGTGAACAAGGCATATCCAGAGCTGGAAACATGGCTGAGTTACGCACAATAGGGGCAAAGCGTTTAATGAGATCTCGAAGACTCTTATAACGCTCGGGTCTATCAGGCTTGACTTCAGCGACTTCAGGGGGCGCAACAACGGTTAACTCCACTGGATCCTGCACGGTAGTAGGGGCCGTATCGGCGAGCATATTATCCATCTGTGGGAACACAAAGGCATGAGGGACCTCCCATTGCATTCCAAGGCGCCCTCGGACAAGAGGGGCTACGTACTCCACGGAATCCAAAAAAGAGTGTTTACCATCAGCTGCATCATTGAAGATGTCAAGCTCTCCGCGTAGCCACAACTCTCTGCATCCATTGAAGGTGATTAGAGTATAGGTGCTCCCGTGTGGCTGAAGCGCTCTATGCAGCTTATCCCGCAAGTCATTGAAGACTTTGGGGCCTGCCGTGAAAGAGCGCCGCAGGGCATCGTCACAGTTAGTCTGGATTGCTTCCAGAGGGTCAAGCTTGGCTGAAACATATTTGAGCGACTTCAGAATTGACGCTGTGTCTGTAACTCCATAATACTTGCACCCAGGAATGTAAGGATGATCCGGGCTCTGCGTACACATCTGAAGGAAATTGACATCCTCTAGACTTCTCAGCTCTGAGACCGCGACAGCGGTCTTTTCCGCCGGTGTGTATGAAATGCCATAATCTGCACACATCTCAGAATACGTCAGAGAGTTGAACCACGGAACCATGTTACTGACAGACACCTTGAAGTCATCTCCAAAGACCTTCAACCGAATAAATCGTTCAAAAGCAGAAATGTTCGCTAATTCGGGGTGACCATTCTGAATTGCCAATTTACACCACATAGTAAATACATATACAAAGCCAACCAGAGTGTTAATCAAAGTTGTCAAGGCATTGCCTGATGGATTGTTGAAACATTTCAGAAATAGGAAGGGGCCGACCTTGCACATCGTGTGCAAAAGGCCAACAAGCAGGGTCATACGTGCCAGCCTCTCTTCTGGAGCAACTTCACCATGGGTTGAGTACCACATTTCAATGACCTTATGGATGATCTCGGCCAACTGACCATTAAAATGACGCTCGAATTTCGAGTAATCACCATCAAAACCTTTGTCCGACACTTCTCTTAGATAATTCTCCATGTCGTCCCAATCTGGGGAAAAGACATTCATCCCAACAGCGGAGAAAGTATTCCGGAAGGAGCCCTGAAAATGGTCTAGAAAAGCCCCGAAATATTTACGCGTAAGCAAAGTGTGGCTAACAGGCGCTGCACAGATAACTCTAGTGGAAATGTCCTTAATCTTATTGATGGCACGTAATTCATCCTTAGGCCCATAGCCAAATACAAATGGAGGAAGGATTCCAGCACGGAGCTGAGCATCAAATGCAATAAGGTCATCCATCAGGGGCTGATGAGTGATAAAGCGATCAGGCCTATCCGGATTCTGGATAAGAGAAAACATCCAGGCTTTCCCCTTGCAGCCCGTGGGTCTAGACTGATTATAGGGAAAACCTTCTGACGTGTCCATTGCAAGTGGTTTAATGTGAGTAAAATAGGACGAACCGTTGATACACTCATCGAGTTCCAGGACGCGAGGGGTCACGGAAGTTGGATGCTTCTCAAATTCACGGGAAAGAGCATCAACAGCAGGCTCTACGAAGGCAAGTTCAAACTCTTTGACTGGCTGAGTACCTTTATTCACGTTCCTCATAATGATGTCTAATGTGGTCAAGCCTTTCGCACGAGGATCATTTGCCCCCAAAATCGAGGGTTGATGAGTCACACTGTCGAGGAAAGGCTCATCGGAAATGAGACTGGGAGAAAGGCCTGTCCCAGAGATCATGCCAGCGTTACAATCTGCAATGCGCCCTATGGGGACAATATTAGGCCCGACCTCAGGAAACCGCGTCGTTGGCACTATCGTGTGAGGAGTGCTCTCCCATTGGTTGACAACAGCGGCATCAGAGGTACAGCGATGCACAAAGTCTGTCATGATCTCACGAGATAAGATTAAACCCATACCTGCAATGACCCCACCTTGGCGACGTCCAGCAATATGCATTGAAATGATCTTCCCGGGTCCATTGCATTCTCGCAAAACGAGCGAACCGCAGTCCCCAAATGACATAGCCTCATATCGAAAATAAGATGAAACATATGTGTTTTTAGGCACACCAGCATGAGAAGACCAACATTCTCTGGCAAGGACATGCTCAACGCTGTTAAGCCGAGTGAGACGCTCCGAAGGATCTGTAGTAGGTTTAAGAAAATACGCGGCATCACAATGAGATATGCCCTCAATTTCCTTTGCACTGGCAAAATAACGCAATATGTCTTTTTTTGGCGTAAAGCCATGTCCCAAAACGTAAGCAACAAGATCGCGCGACAAAGCGCAAGTGCTAGGAGCCTCATACAATCGTTTCGGCTCAAACTGAACGTGCGTGGTAACAGACCCGCTAGTAACCGTAAAAGCGTGACCTTCTGGATAAAATTGCGTCCCACTACCATCGGGCTTCTTCTGAAGGAAGAAATGCCGGTTGGTTACCAGAATATTGCCCTTAACAATGAAACCATAGAGTTTACCAGAATCGCTGGTTAAAGACACCTGATTATCGAAAATACTGGCATACATTCCTTTTTGCTTCTTGTTCTCTTCTTCCATGTAGCGCTCACGCGCATCGCCAGTAACAGCCAGCAAATGGGATTCGTGATAAACACGGCCACCTTTCCATCCGGAAGTGTGACCACGATCATCATCATGTAGCCCAAACTTATAATGGGCATCAGCTTTAGCGCCACCGCCTCGTTTGCCCCGTTTCTTCTTGGCATTACGAGACTGGCGATAATACTGAGCTTCCTCATCATCACTACTCTCATCTTCATTATATCGTCGGTAGCCATAAATGGCTCCACCGATACCAGCGCAAGCAGCGACAACAGCAAGTCCAGTGCCTATCATCTTTAAGGGCACCCCTTCTGTAAGTTTCTCACAAGATTTTATGAATTTCTCCGTTTGAATCCTGATAAATTCGCTGATGCGACGCGTGCGAGACATTTCAGGGTTAACATGAAGAACTGCTGGTCGCGGATTGGAAGAAAGAATCTCCAGGGCTCCCTCATAGCTCATATTGACAATAGTCGATGAATCTGCGTGGTTGCATTTTCCGTGCTTAATCTCGAAAACTCCTCCAGCTATAGCATCATCAACCTCGATGGAGGCTGGAGGCAACATGAATCGGTTGGCGATACGCTCTAGTTGCTTCTTCTTGCTCCTAGTAACTCTCTCAACGGGTTGAGCTGAGGCTACCGGAGATGGCATAATTGGGGTCGAAATCTTTGGAATTGACGCTGAGATTTTCTTATAGTCTAGGATTGATTCAGGAGGCGTGTCGACCGGCGTAGGTCGAGGCTGTTTCCTTAATGCTCTGCGTTTGTGATTAGATGGCTTCAACCATTTCTTTTCTCTGTTAGCACGAGCTCCGGCACTCTCTCCTTCGCGGCTACCGTCAGGATAATTCCTATCCACACCCTTAGACACATCTACCGACCGAGAAGTGGAATTCACGGGGCGATCTGGGCGTAGAGACATCACCTCTCCAAGCGGCAGGTTGTCTATGTCAACAGCAACAGGAGACGGGGGGCCATCAGATAACATCTCACAAGTCTCGTTAGGGACATGTTCAGATGATGAATCCTCCGTAGTAGAGACCCCTAAGAAGGCAGCAAATGGGTTAGGAGCAATACATGGAGTGCTATCCATCTGAGAATCAATGGAGACTTCGAGCTTATTGAGCTTTTCTTCCTCCTCCAATGCAGCTTTCTGCTCGTCCCTGAGTAGGGTGGCAGCAGCTTTCGAATAGTGAACACAGGATTCAGCAAGGCCCTTAGAATAATTCTTGTTGGCCAAGAGCCCAGCTTTTGCCATCTTGATGACCTGAGCAATTGTCAGCCTATCTCGGCTCTTAACCATCACAGGATCTTTCCGATTCTTATTAAAACGCTGCTCCCATCGTTCGAAAATAAGATGAGGGCACAGCACTCGTTGATCAGGGGGCAAAGAGGTCAGCTTGGCAGTATCGAGCTTCCCAGCTGAGTTCTTAAACTCATCCGCAAGAACCACATTGTAGGACATGAACCGTCTATGAAACGCAGGCTGATGAGTAATTCCATCATGCTGACTATTGATATGCTTATTAGATGTCAGGATGAGAACGTCAGACGTAAAAGGCATACCCTTCTCGTGAACCGAAGCCATATTAAGGCCATATGGTACACACGAAATAAGCTGCATAATCTGCTGAGTGAGCTCTCCATTGTCTGTTGCCGTACCATAATCATCGATATAGACAACAGGTTGTGCGTGATACTTGGACCAATATGCATCCGAGAAGTTCCTCCCATAAGAGCGCCCTTTCGGATGAATGTCGGGGTACAGCGCAGCAGCCAAAAACTCAATGAACGACGACTTACCAATACCTGCTTCACCCCAAAAGTAAAGACCAACAGGGGGAGTGCGAACAGCACCCCCCTGCAAGATCTCCTGGCATGTGGGGACATATTTTTCCATGGTACCAATAGTTCCATTGACGACGAAGCGTGTGGCACTGTTCGTGCTGCATTCCGCTAGGATACTATGCTTAGTGTCATTCAAGCATTTATAGAGATTTACAGCTTTCTCACAGAAGGCAACATCTTTAAAAACAGAGGCTCCATCGAGATTGAAACGAGTATTAAGGACATTCGCACGCTCCAACATCTCGTTGTATTCCTCTTCCATCGACTCAAGATCGATACGGTATCCTCCAACGTTAATAAGATACTCCTGGATCTCACTAGGGAGCTT